CCAGCACGCTCACCAGCTCGACGTGCATCTCCATGCCCTGCAGCTCCTTCGGCGGCGGCGGCACCAGGCCGGCCTCGACCATCTGGTCAAACGTCGTGTCGATCAGCGGGTCGAGCAGCTCGTCCTGCAGACGCTCGAGCACGGGGCCCAGCATCAGCATCTTTTCCTCGTGGCGCTCGGCCACCTCGGTCGCGGTCATGCGCCCGTTCGACTCGGTGATGGCTAGGAACAGGTCGGTGAAGAAGCTGCCGCGGATCCGGCCGCGCACGTCCTGGATGTCCTCGAGCAGGTGCTGCAGGTTCAGCTGCACGTCGTAGGCCGAGCGAATTCCCTGGCCGCCGGCGGCATCGAGGAAGGTGACGCCACCCGGCATGCGGTCGACGTCGCGATTCTTCATCGCGGTCGGCACCTGCAGCGGCGGGTTGACCTGGAAGTCGATGGCCTGGGCTTTGCGCAGCTGCTCGTGCTGCAGCTGCTTGACGTCGCCCAGCGCTTCCATGCCCGGCGAGTTGCCGTAGATGTCGCCGCCCTCGACGTCCCAGCGTGGGCACATCGCGGGGAAGCGCTTGAAGCCAGACTCGCGCAGCAGCGCCTCGGGGTTGCCGGCCAGCTCGAAGTAGACATCTTTCCACGCCATGTTGAGCGTATCGATCTTGCTCTCGTCGCGATCGGCGCGCGGCTCGATGCAGTGCACCACCGTCACCCACGTGTCCAGCGAGCCGCGGTCGAACAGGTTCTGCACCGAGGTGCTGCACTTGCCCTTGCCGAACTCCTTGACCATCTGGCCGACGGTGATGTCGAACTCGCGGTACAGCGTGCAGGCCTTGCCCTGGAAATCGGTCGCGATGCAGAACTCGCCCGTGGTCAGCGGGTGGCTGTGGATCACGTGCTCGAAGTTCGGCATCACGATGTTGGCCGCAGTGCCGAAGACGCCCAGCTCCTTGTAGACCATGTGCAGCGCGCGGTAGGTGTTCGAGCGCTGGAAGATCGACAGCATGGTGAGCGTGCGGTCGTTCATCCAGGCCTTGACGGCCGGCGACTTGTTCAGGTCCTCGTCGGCCGTGGCCAGCTTGAACCATGGACGCGCCGGCGACGTCAGGCCGCCCATCAGGCCCGCGGCCAACACGTTGAGCGAGCGCGAGCCGGTGTTGTCGTAGATCGCATTGTGGCGCCGCGTCCCCTTGTTGCGGTCGGTAACGAAGTAGCGGCCCTGCCGCGGCGACAGGTAGGCGGACAATTCTTGCCAGTGCTGCATCCAGCTGGCCCGCTCGGTCTTGAGCTGGCCCAGCCGGTTGAACATCAGCTGTCGCGGGGTGAGTTCAGCCATCAGCCGCCACCACCCAGCAGCGTGTTCTTGCCCAGGTTGAGCAGGGACGGATCGACGCCAGAGGCGCCAGTCAGGAAGGTCTGCGCGACGCCGGGCGAGCCCCCGGCCTGCCCGGTACCCGCCTGCCCGCCCTGGACGGCCTGCACCGTCGGCGCCTTTGACGCTTGCGGCCGGGTCGCCTCGGCCTGCGCGGCGTCGTCTTTCTGCGCCTGCAGCGACTCTTCCTGTGCGACGCGCTGCTGGTGCGCGCTGTACATGGTGCTGGCCGCCGCCGTGGCGGCCATGACTGCGGCGGAAACGCCCATGGTCAAAGTTCCTTCGTGTAGATGATTTCCTGCACCTTGCAACCCAGCTTCGGCAGGATGCTTGCCAGTGTCGTGTCCTCCTTGGCGTGCCACAGCATGAGGTGGACGCCACGCGCTTTGCATGCGCGTTCCGTGTCGCGAATGAGTTTCAGGCCCAGCGGGCTCTTGCGGTATTCCTCGGCCACGAACAACACGTCGTTGTGCGCGCACAGCAGATCCGCGTAGTGCAGGTGCGGGCTGACGATGTTCACCGAGTAGCCGACGATCGTCTCGTCGGCGTAGGCCACCAGCGAGACGAGCGCGCCGGCGGCCTCCAGTGCATGGTAGCGCCGCACGTCCGGCTTGAGCACCATGAGGTGCTTGTTGCGCGCCGACTCGTGCCAGTGCGCCTCGAGCAGTCCGGGGATGTGCTCGATCTTGTCGGCGATGGTCGTTTCGATGATGCGCATCAGCGGTAGGGGTCGTGGGGTTGCGATTTGTACGGATCGTGCCAGTCCCGCGCCGGATCACGTACACCTTGCAATTTGCTGCGCTTCGGCGTGTCCATGAGCGCCAGGCAGTAGGCGCTGGCCCAATCGGGCGAGCGGCCGATGCGCTTGACGATGTCCTCGCGGCTCTCGACCTTCACCGTGAAGCCCGACACTTCCCACGTCGGCGCGCACAGGTCGAGCAGCAGCTGGCGATCCGGCGGCAGCGCAATGCCGGTGTTGTTGGACGGGTCCAGCGCCTCCCGCATGTCCCACCACAGCTGGCTGCGCAGGTTGTAGAACCGCAGGCGCCCCGACTTGTCGGTGGTGAGCGACTTCTCGGACACGTTCACGCCCAGCACCTGCTGCCCGTTCGAGTTGAGGAAGTCGTAGGGGCTCGCGCCCACGCCGATGACGTCGATGTGGATCGGCGCGTCGTCGCGCTTGGCGGCGATCGTCAGGCCGGCCACGGTCGGCCCGTCGGGGGTCTGCACGCCGGGGTAGACCAGCGGCACGTCGAACCACATGCCGTGACGCCGCGCGATGATCGAGTTGTCGCGGCCGCCGCGCGCCACGTCCACGCCCATGCTGTCCATCTCGGCCAGCTTGTCCGGACGGCGCCAGCGCGCCTGGGCCGCCTCGACCCACGCCGTGGGGATGACCTGCATCGCGTCGTCCTCGACGCCCGCGTTGAAGTCGCCATTGAGCATTTGCGAGCGCAGCGGCTCGGGTAGACCTTGGAGCACGGACACGTAGGAGGTTCCCATCAGGTAGGGGTTGTCGGAGACGCGCGACGGGATGAAGGTGCGCGACAGCGGCTGGATCACCTCGGTTGGCTCGTACTGCTCCGGGTCGAAGTCGTAGATCCGCGTCGTGCCGTCCGCCGCAAGCACGAAGGGCCGCTTGTCCTCGGTCTCGACGTCCTTGCCGTCGATCGTCGCGAAGTAGCGCAGCTCGCCGGGCAGCGCCGGGCGCGGGTGCTTCTTGTCGAGCCAGGGCGCGAAGAAGTCGATCACCCAGCGGCCTTCCGCCGTGGTGGGCGGGTTGAAGGTCAGCAGCGCGCGGCATCGCTTCTGGGCCGGGTCGGTCGAGCGCAGCCAGCCCATCAGGAAGCGCACGGCCGCCTCGCGCATGTTGGCCGCCTCGTCGAAGATCAACAGGTCGTGCGGCCGGCCCTGGTACTTCTTCTCATCGCCCACGTTCGGGAAGGAGCCCAGTTCGATCTGCCGCTTGATGCCGTCCGGCGTGGTCGTGCGCCAGATCTTGTCCTGGCCATTGAAGCCGTCGCGCGAGCCCAGTAGCCCGGTCAAGCGGTCGATGACGCCCGTCAGCTCGGTGCCGTTCTCGCGGAAGATGCCCACCACGCGGTGCTGGGTGAGCGACAGGCCGCAGGCCAGGTCGGTCTTGCCGCCGCCGGCCGCGCCGCCGAAGCCGGTGATGTCGGCCAGCGAATCGTGCCCCATGGTCTGCGGACCGGGCAGCGGGCGCCAGATCGGCGCGCGCCGCTTCTTCTCGCGCAGCAGGAGGAGCATGCGCTCCTTGGCGCGGCGGTCGAGAGTGGCAGTCGCCGTCACGGCTACACCAGGTCGGCGCAGTCGTCGTCCTGCGTCTTGCCCAGGGCTCCCGCGGCCTCGAGCGCGGCCAGCTGCGCCAGCTCGGCGTCGAGCTCGTCATCGGTGAGGCGGCGCAGGTCGAGCGAGCCGGCCAGTTCCACCTTGCTGTTCTCGCGGTACTTGTCGGGGTCGTGGGCCTTGAGCAGGAAGATGGCCAGCGTGTCGCTGTAGCGCTGGATGGTCTTGAGCCGCGGCTTGCCGTGAGCGTCGAGGGCCGGGACCATCTTCGGGCGGCCATCCTCTTCGCGGATCACGTCGCCCGTCTCGTCGCGCGCCACCTCCCACTCGTAGGAGAACTCGCCCTTGTGCACCACAGGCTCGGCCACGCCGTCGAATGCGCGGCGGTGCGCTTCGTCCGCCAGGGCCGTGACACCAATCTTCACCGCCCGGTCCCACATGGCAGCGAAATCCGGATCCGCATCGCGCCAGTCGTACGCCGTTGTGCGACCGATGCCGATGGCC